ACTGAACTCGCAGAAGTTGAAGTAAAAGAAGAAATGCCTGCCGTTGCTGCAATCGTGGAGAAAGTCCTTGAGGAGATTGCAATGATGCGTGAGGAAATGAAAGCAATGCGTGAGGAGATGGGCGCATACGCCAAGAAGGAAGAGATGGCTGCCGTTAAGGCCGAGCTGTCTGCTGCTCCTGCTGCGAAGCCCATCAAACACAACCCCGAGAAAAAGCAAGTCAACAAGGTAGAATTTAACCGCCCCTCAAAGGCGATTGACCGAGTCCTTGCACGTCTTAACAAATAAAATCAAAATTTAGAAAATGCCTACGGTTACTTCTATCACTACTAACTACGCAGGTCAATTTGCGAGTAAGTACATCTCTGCTGCTCTGTTGAGCGCAGACACCCTTGACAAGGGACTCGTTGAGATTCTTCCCAACGTAAACTTCAAGACCACCCTTCAGAAGGTTAACACCAACGACATCGTAAAAGACGCTACTTGCGACTTTGACGCTACGTCTACGCTGACCTTGACTGACCGTGTTCTTGAGGTTGAGCCTTTCCAAGTTAACCTGCAACTTTGCAAGAAGGACTACTACGATTCTTGGATTGGTGGTCAAATGGGCTTCTCTGCTTACGATAGCATCCCCGCTTCTTTCGCTGACTTCTTGATTGCTCACGTAGCTGCCAAGACTGCTCAGAAGATTGAGCAGAACATTTGGAACGGAAACGCTGCTTCAGCAGGTGAGTTCTCAGGATTCCTTTCTTTGATGACTGCTGACTCTGACGTTATTGACGTAACCGCTACCACCGTAACGGCTGCAAACGTAATCACCGAGCTTGGCAAGGTAATGGATGCCATCCCTGCTGCCCTTTACGGCAAGGAGGACTTGACTATCTACGTTCCGCAAAATGTAGCTAAGGCTTACGTTCGTGCGCTTGGTGGCTTCGGTACTTCAGGTCTTGGCGCTAATGGTGTTGACAACAAAGGCACTATGTGGTACGGGCAGGGTGACTTGTTCTTTGATGGCGTTCGTGTTGCTATGGTAAACGGACTTCCTTCTAACAAGATGGTCGCTGCTCAGTCAAGCAACCTTTACTTCGGTACGGGTCTGCTGAACGAGCGTAACGAGGTTCGCCTGCTTGATATGGCTGACCTTGACGGCTCTGACAACATCCGTGTAATCTTGCGTTTCTTCGCAGGCGTACAATACGGCATCGGTTCTGACGTAGTTCTCTACTCTTAATCCGAGCAATAAGTTAAACCATAAGGGGGTGGTGGTTTCAAAGCCCCATCCCCTTTTTTAATTCAAACAACAAACAATGGCTTGCGATTTAACTAAAGGGCGGAAAGTTCCGTGTAAAGACGTAGTAGGCGGTATCTATGCCGTGTACTTTGTAGACTATGGTGACTTGGGTACAGTAACCCTCACCAACGATGAAATTACCAATATCAGCGGTACTTTCTCTGCATACCAATACTTGGTAAAAGGTAACTCATCTTTTGAGCAGACCTTCAACTCAAGCCGTGAGAATGGTACTACCTTCTTCACGCAGACGTTGAATCTGACCTTGACCAAGCTCACCAAAGAGGATAACAAGGAATTGAAGCTCTTGGCCTACGGACGTCCTTACGTCATCGTACAAGACTACAACGGCAATGCCTTTATGATGGGTCTGAACTACGGAGCAGAGGTAACAGGCGGCACTATCGTAACGGGTGCTGCTATGGGTGACCTTAGCGGTTACACGCTTGTAATGGAGGCACAGGAGCAACTGCCTGCTAACTTCATCGCAGGTGCTACGGTTGCAAATCCTTTTGCAGGACTTGCAGGTGCTAACGACACGATTGTTGTAGGTACGAATTCGTAACCTATATTTGTCTTGTGCTATTGAACGGAATGGCGCAAATGGATGGAGAAGGGGGGCGAAAGCCCCTCTTTTTTTATACAAAAGTTTAGCCTGAGGTTATTTAGTTGAGATGCATATTTTACAAGTATCGGCTTCGCCTCAATCAATTACAATCATCCCACGCTCCTTTCCTGCGAGCGTAACGATTCAACTGATTGATGAATCAACAAACACTACGGCAACACCTGCGGTGACTGCTGCCTCTGCGAATGGTTTTATGACCCTTACAGGCACTTTCTCGTTGGTGAACAACCGCTTCTATGGTTTGAAGGTTTTTAACTCAGGAAACCTCATCTACCGAGATAGGGTCTTCGTAACTTCACAAACCGAATATGACAAATTCACGGTCAACCAAAATGTCTACACCGAAGAAACAAGCTACGACAACGACTACATCATCATCTAAAGTCCACGTTGTCAACCTAAGTTCCTACACCACCCCTAACATCAGCGAGGTGCAGGGCAAGGATTGGGTGCAGTATGGTGATGACAATAACTACTTCCAATACCTGATTGACCGATACAACGGCAGCCCAACCAACAACGCCCTAATCAATGGCGTGGTAGACTTTATCTACGGCAAGGGATTGGACGCTACGGATTCTGCTCGCAAGCCAAGTGAGTACGCTGCTATGCGTGGTCTGTTCAGCAAAGACACCGTACACAGGCTCGTTGCTGACTACAAGATGATGGGTCAATGTGCCATTCAAGTGGTCTACTCGCAAGACCACAATATGATTGTAGAGGTTGCCCACATCCCCATTGAAACGCTCCGTGCGGAGAAGTGCAACGAGGATGGCGAGATTGAGGGCTACTACTATGCTAAGAGTTGGGAAGAGGTAGCGAGCCGCAGAGAGCAACCTGTACGCATTCCTGCCTTTGGCACAAGCCGTGAAGGTCTTGAGGTATTGTACATCAAACCATACCGAGCAGGATTCTACTACTACTCACCCGTTGACTATCAAGGAGGCCTGCCATACGCAGAACTTGAGGAGGAGATTGCAAACTTCCACATCAACAACATTCAGAACGGCCTAAACCCTTCTATGCTCATTAACTTCAACAACGGAGTACCGAGCGAGGAGGAGCGTAGGTCTATTGAGATGCAGATTGCAAACAAGTTCAGCGGCACAAACAACGCAGGCAAGTTCATCTTGGCGTTCAACGACAATGCTGAATCAAAAGCAACACTTGAAACGGTACAACTGAGCGATGCTCACAACCAATATCAGTTCTTGTCTAACGAGGCAATGCAGAAACTGATGGTTGCCCACCGCATCACTTCTCCGATGCTTATGGGCATCAAGGATAGCTCAGGCTTAGGAAACAACGCAGAGGAGCTTAAAACGGCTTCTATCCTGTTTGAGAACATCGTAATCAAGCCGATGCAAGAAACGCTGCTTGATGGCTTTGAGAAGATTCTCATCTACAACGACATCAGCCTCAACCTGTACTTCAGAACGCTTCAGCCGCTTGAGTTCAGCAATGACATTGAAACGCCAATGGACGCTGAAACCCGTGAAGAAGAAACGGGAGTGAAGCTATCAAGCCAAGAGCCGACCGATGAGCATTTTGATGAGGTCTTTGCTGCTTTGGAAGAAGTAGGCGAGGTCATCAACGAAGATGAATGGGAACTTGTAGATGAGCGTCCCGTTGACTACGAAGCAGAGCAGGCATTGAGCAAGTACGCATTCGCATCAACAGGCAGCGCATTCCCGAACGCTAAAAGCTCGCAGGATGGTGTAACCGAAGAAGGCCGTAGGTACAAAGTGCGCTACGCTTACGCTCCGAATGCTACGAAGGCCAATAGCCGTGAGTTCTGCAAGAAGATGGTAGCAGCAAGCAAGGTCTACCGCAAGGAGGACATTGAGCGTATGGGCAGCCAAGCAGTAAACGCAGGATTCGGTGTAGCAGGAGCAGCCACGTACTCTATTTGGTTGTACAAGGGCGGTGCAAGGTGTCATCACTTTTGGATGCGTAAGACGTACCTCGCAAAAGCCGAAGGCGTAACTCCTGACGTAGGAAACCCCAACGCTGAGGTAACGGTAAACCAAGCTCGCAGAGCAGGAGTAGATTTAGAGCAGAACCCAAAGGACGTAGCCCTTCGCCCTGTGGATATGCCCAATGAAGGATTTGTAAACCCACGTAAATAATGGCGATTGTCTACCGCCACCGCAGGCTTGATAAGAACGAGGTCTTTTATGTCGGTATCGGCAAGAAGGAAGCTCGTGCCTTTGATATGGTTAATCGTAATCATATTTGGAAAGGTATCAAGAGCCGTAGTGAGGTAGACGTTGAGATTGTTGCTCGTGACCTTTCTTGGGAGCTTGCTTGCGAACTTGAGCAGTTGATGATTGCTGAATATGGTCGCATTGACCTGCACACAGGTACGCTTGCTAATTTAACTGATGGAGGCGATGGCAGTCTTGGTGTAAAGCAAAGTCAAGAATCAATCGCCAAACGTGTTGCTAAAATTAAAGGAAGAAAGAACACGGAAGAAACCAAGCGTAAAATGTCAGAGGCTCGCAAGGGTATTGTATTTAGCGCAGAACACATTGAGAATCTACGCAAGTCGCATCTTGGTCAAAAGACCGTAAATGGCAAGATGGTTGTAGACCTCCAAACAGGATTCTTTTACGATAGCCTGCGAAACGGATGCCTCTCCGTTGGAGTTAATTACAAGGCAGAGTTTGCCAAAGTGAAACGAGGTAGTAACAAATCAAGATTCCAATTCGTATAGATATGCCAAAGGCGTTATGGATTAAGAGGGAAGACCTCGTTAGAAACACGGTAATCGGTGGCAACGTGGACACCGACCGCTTCGTGCAATTTATTTCAATCGCACAAGATATTCACATTCAGAATTACACAGGTACAAAGCTGTACAATAAAATCAGTAATGATATTCTGAACAATACGCTCGTAGAGCCGTACCTGTCGCTTGTAAACGACTATCTGCAACCAATGCTCATCCATTGGGCAGCAACCGAGTACCTACCATTCGCAGCCTATACCGTTGCCAATGGCGGGGTGTACAAGCACACAAGCGAGAATTCAACAAGCGTAGAAAAGAACGAGGTTGACTTCTTGGTGGAGAAGGAGCGCAACATTGCTCAGTACTATACTGACCGCTTCATCACCTATATGAGCTACAACCAAGCGCAGTTCCCTGAATACTACTTGAAC